ATTGGTCTTGTCTTCCATAAATCAGCAGTTGGTACTGTGAAGTTAATGGACATGACGACTGAGATCAGTGGTCAGGACTACGGAATCATGTATCAAGGTACATTGATGGTTGCTAAGTATGCTTTAGGTCATGGAATCCTAAGACCTGAGTGTGCAGCTACAATCAAGTTATCTGCTTCTTAATTTACATAAAGGGTACTCATTAAACTGGGTACTCTTTTTATTACAACTTGGAGATTATTATGGCTTACGGAAAGATGAAGAAAAAAAAGAAAATGAAAGGAAGAGACTCACTAAAAATTAAATACTAATCATGTCTGTAGCTGCAACCACTGAACTAGAAAGCGTCAATATTATGTTGGCTGCTATAGGAGAATCTCCTATCAACAGTCTTACAGGTACACTTCCTGTTGATGCTCGTCTAGCACAATCAACTCTAACTGAAGTGAACAAAGAAGTTCAATCAGAAGGTTGGTCTTTTAATACAGAAATAGATGTCACTCTTACTAGAGATGGATCTAATCACGTTGCTCTTTCTAATGATGTTTTAAGAGTTGACCCTAATATTCATCAACATCCTACAATTGATGCGATACAACGTGGTCTGAAGCTATATGACAGGTTAAATAATAAGTTTGAATTTGATGAAGATCTTATCTGTACTGTCGTTTACTTTAGAGCTTTTACAGAGATACCAGAACCTGCAAGAAGGTATATGACAATAAAAGCTGCTCGTATTTTTGTTGATAGATTAGTCAGTGATGATGGACTACGAACATACACACAACAAGACGAAGTAAGAGCTAGAGCTATACTGATGGAAACAGACTTAGCAAATGGAGATCATAACCTTCTTAGAGGAGATCCTTCCTTAACAAGTGTCTTTGATACCTACTCACCTGCAAACGCACTAATTAGATAAATATGGCACTTATATCTAAAGCAATACCAACTTTATTAAGAGGTGTCTCACAAGCTGCTGACAACACTAAACAAGCTGATCACGCTGATATACAAGACAATGCTGATAGTAATCCTGTTACAGGTCTTACAAAGCGTTCTGGTCTGCAATATATAACTAATCTCAGCACTTCAACTTTAGGTAATGTTCATATACAAACTATCAATAGAGATGTTAATGAAAGGTATGTAGCAATATTCAGTAATGGTGATGTAAAAGTTTATGATATTGACGGAACAGAAAAGACTGTACATAAACCAGACGGAACAACATATTTAAATACTTCTGATCCTAGAAGTGTCATGAAAACTGTCAGTGTTGCTGATTTTACTTTTGTTGTTAATACAAGTATTACTACAGCAATGGACAGTACTTTAACTACTGGTCCTATATACAATGATGGTTCATCCGATATCGGTATTACTAATCAGGCAATAGTCTTTGTTAATCAGGTGTCAGCTAATACACAATATACTTTAGAGGTTGATGGTCGTAAATGTGTATATGATTCTGGTACCGCTGATTTAAGAACTGATCGTGTTGCAGATTTTTTAGATGGTATTCTTAGTTCTAATGATAATCAAAGTAATACTACTGAAACAGGCACTCCTTTAACAATAGGTACAGCAGGTAATACTTTTAATATTTCACGTAATGGATCAGTTATAAGAATATTTAAAAATGATAATTCAGATTTTAATATTCAAGTTAGTGATTCACAAGGTAATTCACAATTAACTTTAGTAAAAGATTCTATACAAAGATTTACTGATCTACCCACAGTTGCACCTAATGGTTACGTGGTAGAAGTTAAAGGAGATGATCAAACTAACTTTGATAATTACTACGTTAAGTTTGTCACTAACAACACTACAGCAGACGGTACGTTGGAAGAAGGGCAGTGGGAAGAAACAGCAAAGTTAGGTATAGAGAAGAAGTTTGATTATTCAACCATGCCTCATGTGTTGGTAAGACAGGCAGATGGTAATTTTAGATTTGCAAGAGTTGATGGCGATAACTATACAGCTTTATTAAAAACAGGAACTTATGTTCAGTCAGGTACGACTGTGACTGTAACTTCTAATAATCATGGTTTTGGAACTTTACAAAATCTAACTTTTGATTTTCAAACTGGTACTTCTGTCGATGGTACTTTTCCAATAACAAGAGTTGATGCAAACACTTTTACATTTACAGCAGCCAGTTCATTAAGTACAAGTGGTAGTGTTTTTTTTAATCACAATGGAGCGATTAATGGATCTTATACTCAATCAGAAAATACAGCAACTATCACTTCACATAGTCATGGCTTTAGTACAGGTGACAAAGTAACTTTAAATTTTACTCGTGAAAGCTCTACTCATATTTCTGCATCTAATAAAATGGTTGATGGTGAATACACAATTACAGTAGTAAATACAGATTCATTTACAGTAGATAGAACTGAAAACACAAGTATTGGAATTGATAATGGGTACTCTGCTACTGGTAAATACACATATAATATTACTGGCGATCAATCTTTACCTAAATGGGGAGAAAGAACTGTTGGTGATTTAGATTCAGCACCTAACCCCTCCTTTATTGGCAGTAAAATTAATAACGTCTTCTTCTTCAGAAATAGACTTGGGTTTTTAGCTAATGATAATGTCATCTTATCTAGGGCAGCAGAGTTCTTTAACTTTTTTCCAGAAACTGTCTTGTCTGTAATTGATAGTGAACCTATAGATGTAGCAGCTTCACATACTAAAGTGGCTATTCTTAGAAGTGCTGTAACAGTAGAACAGGAACTAATATTATTTTCTGATCAGACACAATTTGTTCTTACTTCTTCAACAGATAACCTGACACCTAGAACAGCTAATGTTGTAGTAGTAACTGAATTTGAATCTGATGATAATGCTCAACCAGTAGGTGCTGGTAGTAGTATTTATTATTTATCTAAAAGAGGGTCTTTTGCTAACGTAAGAGAATATGTATACCAAAGAGATCTTGTTATCAGAGAAGCCAGTAATATCACTGTTCATGTACCAAAACTAATACCAAGTAATATATTTAAATTTGCAGTCTCTACGAGTGCAGATGTCTTGGTTTGTCTTGGTACTGATGAACCTAATAAGCTATACATAAACAGATGGATATATGGTCAGCAATATCAGAAAATATTAAACAGTTGGTTTACTTTTACTATCAATGAAAATAGATCTATTAAGAATGTTGATTTTATTGGAAGTGATTTGTTTTTAGTTATAGAAGAAGCAAATGGCATAACATTAGAAAAAATACCTTTTGAGAATCAATTTACGGAAGCTAATGCTACCTTTGAATATCGTCTAGATCATAAAGTTACAGAAGCTACTACTGGTGTTTCTGTTGATTTTAATCCCTCTACTCATATTTCTACATTTACTGTTCCTTACAAATTAAGAGCTAATATGAATATAGTTGGTAGATTTTTAGGTAGTGGAGAAACAAGTACCTTTGTAAATGCACAAGGAACAACAACTACATTAAAACCAGGGCAAATTATATCAACAACTAATAGTACAGATGGATCAACTTCTACTATTACAGCAACAGGAGATTTTAGGAATAGTAAATTTATTATTGGTGAACCATACGAAATGCATTACAGGTTTAGTCAACAGAGATTAACTGCTGGTAGTGGAGGACAGGCAGGTGGTGAGTTTCTTTCTGGTCGCTTACAACTACATCATTTCTACATAAAGTTTGAAGATACAGGTTTCTTTAAAGTAGAAGTTACACCAGACTCTAGAGATACTTCTACTCATAATTTTACTGGTGTATTGCTAGGTACAGGTAGTAGCACTATTGGAACGGTAAATCTTGAGTCTGGATTCTTTAAAGTTCCTGTAATGAGTAGAGCAGATAGAGTTAATATTGATGTAAAAAATAACACATTCTTACCTACAACATTGGCTAGTGCTGAATATGAAGCTATGTTCCATATGAGAAGTAGACGTATTTAATGGGTCATCTAAGAAAGGCTACATTTAAAGATCTTAAATATGTGGCTAAAAATTTAAGAGAGATTGATAAGGTGGAAGCATTTTATCAAACAGGACAAGAACCCCTACAGGCACTACAGTTTACTTATATTTGCAGTAAGGTGAATATGACTATAGCTGATGATAATGATGCTCCTATAGGTCTTTGTGGGGTAGTTACAGGTGGTGTTATATGGATGGTTGGAACAGATAGCTTATTTGAAAATAAAAAATATAGAATACAACTAATAAGAAAAGGTCGAGAATGGGTAGATAACCTGTTGAAATCTTACAAAGTCTTATAT